ATATCATCATTTTTTGATAGCACAGACAGAACATTTTTTCTTACTGGAGTGCAAATGGAAGTAGGCTCTGTAGCCACACCATTTGAGCATAGGTCAATCGGTGATGAATTAGCTTTGTGTCAGAGGTATTATACTGTTATTGCAGATGGTGCTGTACTAAATAGCTCTAGTTTTGGTGTAGGCACAATGTACACTTCTTCAACAGTTTATGGTGTAGTAGATTTTCCAACTCAAATGAGAGCAAACCCAAGTGTTGAAACAACAGATATTGCAGATAGTATGGTTTTTTATAGAAATAGTGCAGGTGATTTACTTAATGAGGTTCAATTTGGTATAGCCACACCTAATAGAGTAGAGTTTTTTAATCAATCAGATGTTAGTGGTACAGCAGGTCAAGCAGGTTTTTTTAGATTAAATAGTTCATCAGCAAAACTTGCAGCAAAATCAGAATTATAGGAGTTGATTATGTTTAGCAGTGTAAAAAAAATTAAAGACCCAACAACGGATAAAGTGTGTAGTTATAAAGTAACTACTGATAATTCTAATAAAATTTTATATGTACCATTATCTCCTGACAACACAGATTACCAAGCAATTCAAGAATGGGTAGCTGAAGGCAACAAGATAGAGGAAGCAGATTAATGTTGGGTCACGCTGCTATAGCCGAAGCCGCCATTGCAGATGTAGGTGGTAACTTACTTGCAGCTAGTGCAGAGTTAAATGGTGTGGCATCTAAGACATCTGTTGGCGTTGGTATATTAGCTGGTATAGCCGATTTAAGTGGTAATTTTACACAGACATCTACCGCTTTATTTATTGGTGTTGCCTCTGCCGATATTAGTGCAGACTTCACACAAACATCAGCAGCTAATAGATTAGATGTATCTGAAATAGATATTAGTGCTGATTTCACACAAACAGCAGATGGTACATTAATAGCTATAACATCAGCTACAGCAGATTTGAATTTTACAAAAACATCATCTGGAGATATAATGTTTGAAGATGTTGTAACAGATGCCACAACAGAAACATATACAGAGATAACACCAAGTGGTACAGAGACATGGACAGAAATTACGCCTAGTGGCACAGAGACATACACAGAAATAGTGAGGTAAGCATGGCAAGTACATATACATCAAATCTAGGGGTTGAAAAGATAGGTGCTGGTGAACAAGCTGGTACTTGGGGTAATACTACAAACAACAACTTAGATATAATAGACAGAGCAATTAATGGCGTGGGTGCTATAACTTTATCTGGTACAACACATACTTTGACAACTACTGATGGTACATTATCAGATGGTGGCTTTAAAGTTCTTGTCTTAGGCGGATCTCCGTCTGGCACAAACACAATAACAATATCTCCTAACGATCAAGATAAAATGTATTTTGTGCAAAATGGAACAGATCAAACTGTAACATTTACTCAAGGTTCTGGAGCAAACGTATCATTTGTCGCTGGTTCTAAAGGTATGATTTATGCTGACGGTGCAGGTTCTGGTGCAGCAGTTGTTGATCTTACTGCTAATATAGATGTGGAAGCTCTTAGACTGGACGGCACTGCCGTGTCATCAACAGCAACAGAGCTAAATGTTTTGGATGGTGATACATCGGCTACATCAACTACAGTTGTTGATGCTGATAGAGTTGTATTTAACGATGCAGGAACAATGAAACAAGTTGCTGTAACAGACATGAGTACTTATTACAATGCTAACGCTTTTTTAGTTCCTTCTGCAATAACAAGCACTGGAACACTTACACCTTCTTCTGCAAAATCTATTTATCAAAGAGTTGACACATCTAGCGGAAACGTCACTGTAACATTAGCCATAGGAAGTTTAGCCATAGGTCAATATATTATTCTTGATAAGACGAGTTCAAGTAACACTATGACTGTTGCTTACCCTTCTAACTCACAAGGTGTATCACTTGGTAGCTCTGCTTCTTTTGCGTTTGCGATAAATCAAAACGGAACAATTTTTACTTTTATTGAATCAATTAAATACTAGGTGATATATGACAATACCATTTATGCCAAACGTAGGATTTACTGAAGTAAGTTCAGCAGGAAGTTTAAATGATAAAGCAGGTACTAAAACTAAGTTACCAATACAGTTCTTTAGATTAACAGATAATATATCTGGTAATTTAAGTCTTAGTGATGACTCTGCACACAAAAAAATAATACTTGATACAAATGGAAATAATATTACTAACTCTTCTGGATCACCTTTGACAACTAACTCAAGCACTACATTGGAGTTAAAAGGTAGTGGTAATGTACAATGCACTTTAAAAACTTTTACTGCTTCAGAAAGTTCAACAGGTCACACAGGCACAACCACTTTTAGTAATAGTGATAGCTCAACTTTAGTTGTTTCAACATCTACGACAGATACCACAACGACAGCTTCTCTTGATAGAAATTTTACAGATGGTGCAGGATCTTTTGGTCATGGTGTTCCTATAGCAACTGTTAGTTGGAATGATTCTGATGTTCCTGCCGCTTTTCAAAATGCTGACTCATCTTTAAATGGTGGTGGCAATTTTACTTCTGGTACTTTGTTTTTGGGAGCTACTTCTCAATCGGTTAGTTCTGCACCCTCTGGAAGCACAATCAGCCTACCTCGAAGTTGTGGATCATTCACAAGTTTAATTAATGCAGGTATTTCTTCATATATTGGTAGTACACCTGCCCTTTTTCAAAATTGTGCGTCAGGGAATCCTTATCAATTTATTTATGTGAGGCAAGGCGAAACTGTAACACCAATGTCAGGAAATTTAAGAATGTGGATAAGGCTACCATCAACTCAAAATAATAGAGTATTAACTTTTACAAATAATTTAGCAATATCTTGTGTTTTATCTGGTGCAGACCCTTATGATGGTGTTACAGTTAGTGCAGGAGCAACAGCCGTGGTTACGAGATCAGATTCCACAGATGGTTCTTTTAATGTTACTGGAACAATATCTGGTACAAACGGAAGTAGTCAACCTTTTGCTTTAGCAGAAGTTAATAATGGTACTGGTAGTATTAATACTAGTGCTTATACTGGAACTTTATCAGCGAGTGCTTTGTAATGCCTATGACAGCTTTAAAATTTAAACCTGGTATTGTATCTGATATTACATCTTATAGTAATGAAGGCGGTTTTGTTGATGGTGACAAAGTAAGATTTAGATTTGGTTTCCCAGAAAAGTTTGGTGGTTGGGAAAAATATAGTCCTAATCAATATCTAGGTAGTGCCAGAAGATTGCATAACTGGGTGGCTCTTGATGGTTCTGATTTCATGGGTATTGGCACACATCTTAAATACTACATAGAAGAAGGTCAGACATTTAACGACATTACACCCATTAGAAGCACTACAAGTGCAGGTGATGTAACATTTTCTGCAACAAGCGGATCAACAACAATTACAGTCACAGATACAGCACATGGTGCTAATGAAAAAGACTTTGTAACATTTTCTGGTGCGGCAACTTTGGGCGGAACAATCACCGCTACGATACTAAACGCTGAGTTTCAAATAACATCATTGATAAGTTCTAATGCTTACACAATTACATCAAGTGTTGCAGCAAATTCATCTGATACTGGTAATGGTGGTAGTAGTGTTGTAGGCACATATCAATTAAATGTTGGATTAGACAACACAGTAGGCGGAACTGGTTGGGGTGCTGGTCAATGGAGTGGTACAACATCTGGTGCTTTAGCAACACAATTAGCAGAAGCCTTGGATGCAAGTGAAACTGCAATAGATGTAGACAGTGCAACAGGTATTACGGCTGGTGATTTAATATTGATAGAACAAGAACTAATTACAGTTGGCACAATAAGTTCTAATACTTTAGGAACTGGTGGAGGTCCATCAACCAGAGGTGCAAGTGGTACAGATGCAGCCACACACGCAGACAATACTCTTGTAAGATTAGCAACTGGTAATGCAGATTCTGCCAATGACTTTGTTGGATGGGGTGATGCAGCAAGTGTCACGACCCCTGGAGCACAGATAAGACTCTGGTCACATGATAATTTTGGTGAAGATATTATTATAAACCCAAGAGATGGTGGATTGTTTTACTGGGATAAAACAAATGGTTTAAGCACTAGAGCCGTAGAACTTAGTGCAACATCCACTTACTCTGGAGAAACAAGCGTGCCAACTATTGCTAAACAAGTTCTTGTGTCAGACCAAGACCGTCATGTCATAGTGTTTGGCTGCGATGGATTAGGTGCAAACTCGTCTGCTACACAAGGAAACGGAATACAAGATCCATTGTTGATACGTTTTTCTTCACAAGAAAATCCAGTAGATTTCTTTCCAACTGCTACAAACACAGCAGGTGATTTAAGATTAGGTGGTGGATCTACCTTTGTACAAGCTGTTGAAACAAAACAACAGATATTAGTCTTCACTAACAAAACACTACACGCTATGAAGTTTATAGGTCCACCATTTACGTTTGGTCTTCAAGAATTATCAAAAAACATAACTATTATGAGTCCTTTTTCTGCCATAGCTGTTGAAGATGCAGTGTATTGGATGGGAGTAGATACATTTTATATATACTCTGGTGGTCAAACAATACAACTGCCATGCACTGTAAAAGACAAGGTATTTTTAGATTTTAACTTCGAAGAGCGTGATAAGGTTCATGTAGGTTTAAACTCTGAATTTAGTGAAATATTATGGTTTTATCCATCCTCTAGTGGAACAACTGTAGATAAGTATGTTGCGTATAATTATTTAGAAAAAGTTTGGTATTACGGCACACTTGCAAGACAAGCATGGCTTGATAGAGGTATAAGAAACTTACCACAAGCAACAGGAAATCAATATCTTTATAACCATGAAGTAGGATTTGATGATGATGGGTCCGCTATGACATCATTTATTGAATCTTCTGCTATTGACATAGGTGATGGTGATAAATTTTTATTTATTAAGCAAGTTATACCAGACATTACATTTAACGGATCAACGAGTGTTAACCCAGATGTATCGTTTACAATGAAATCTAAAAACAATCCTGGTGCTAACTTTAATCAAACTACAGAAAATACAACACAAAGATCTGCAACAACGCCAGTAGAACAATTTACACAAAAGTTAGATTATCGTTTACGAGGTAGGTCTTTTGCTTTAAGAATAGATTCTACATCACTAGGGACAAAATATAAATTGGGTACACCAAGAGTAGATGTTAGAGTGGATGGTAGACGCTAATGTTAATAACTAGTATTCCACAGTACATTCAAGGTATTACAAATGCAAAAGTAGATTTAACGACAACAAATCTTACAACTTTGTTAACAGTTCCTAGTGATGCCGATTTTAATGCAGCTATTGTAAACTCTATATTAGTGGCAGAAGATAGTGGCAATGCTGATACAATTACAGTGCAACTTGTTAGTGGTAGTGATACATTTGTTTTGTTCAATGTCAAAGCAGTAGGAGCTAATACAACTGTAGAATTACTTACAAAAGATTTAATATTACAAAGTGGTGAGGTATTAAAAGTACAAGCCGCAACAGCCAACAGATTACATGTTGTGGCAAGTATTCAAGAGTTATCTAAAACAAGGGTAACAACAAGTGCGATATCAAGAATTTAAAAGGGCGTATAGACGAATTTGTTAAAATAATATAAGGTAACAATATGAGTTTAGGTAAATTATTAAAACAAATAGCACCAATAGCCATAAGTGCCTTTGCAGGACCAGCAATAGGTACTTCTTTTGGTGCTAGTCCTTTCGTAAGTAGAGCTTTAACAGGAGCTCTAACTAGTAAATTGATGGGTGGTAGATCAAAAGATGCACTAAGAACCGCACTTTTAGCAGGTGTTAGTGGTGCAGCCTTTGACAAATTTAGTGGTGCAGATCAAGCTGTAACTGGTCCAGATCAAACAATTGTTCGTGGTGGATCATCACAGCCTCCTCCTAGTAACCCTGATATTGCAAAAAGAATGGGAATAGATAAAGCTACTGCCGTACCAACCGAAACAGCTACAAAAGGCATAGCAGAAACTTTTAAACCACGGACATTTAGTGCGGAATTACTTAAATCTGCTGGTGTTGGTGGCGATAATCTGTTTGCTCGTTTACTTAATACACCATTGGGTGAAGGTCTTACAGCAGGATTAATTGCACAATTATTAGCTGGTGGTGATGAAGACGAAGATACTAGGACAGCATTTGAAAAACGACCATTTGGAGCAGGTGGTCCAGGCGGCAGACTAGGTGGGATTACCTTTGCAAAAGAAGGTGGTGAGATGGGATTTCCAAGACGTACAGGCGGCATTGATCCATCAGAAGGTTCTGGAACAAAAGATGATGTGCCTGCTTTGTTAATGGCAGGTGAATTTGTTTTGACAAAAGATGCAGTAAAGGGTCTAGGTGATGGCAATCAAAGAAAAGGCATCCAAAGAGCATATAACATGATGGATAAATTAGAAGCGAGGGCGTAATGGCAAACGGCACAGTTACATATGAAAATATACAAAGATTACCTCCATTCTTAGAGGGTCTGCAAAAAAGATTATTGCAGACTGGATTTGGTGAGTTTGATGGTGAAACTCAAACTACACCAGGATTGCTTGATTCTCCCCTTAACCTTCCACAATTTCAGATAGCAGGAATAGACCCTCTAAGAACCCGTGCAATATCATTAGGTGAAAATTTAGTAGGTTCATTTAGACCTTTTATAGAGGGTGCAAGAGATCAATCGTTAGCTGGTCAACAAGCCTTAACATCAGGACTACAATTCTTGCAGCCAGGAGCCATACAACAATTTCAAAATCCGTTTCAAGAACAAGTTATTGATGTGGCAATGAATGAACTTGACAGGCAAGCAGCGTTGCAAAGATCAAGAGCAGATGCGGCTGCCGTAGGAGCTGGTGCTTTTGGTGGATCAAGACAAGGTGTGCAAAGAGCAGAAGCAGATAGAGGTTTACAACAAGTAAAAGCAGATACTTTATCTAAGTTGTTAGCATCAGGCTTTGGAACAGCCTTACAAGCTGCACAGAACGCAGGAAGGCTATCTGGTGGGCTTGGACAAGCTTTTGGTACTTTAGCAGGCACAACAGGCGATATAGGGCGTTTACAGCAGGCTTTAGGTCAGGCAGATATATCACAGCTATCACAATTAGGTGCATTAAGACAAGGACAGTCACAAGCAGAATTAGACGCACAAAGACAAAACTTATTACAACAAGCACAAGAGCCTTTCACAAGGTTGCAATTGGGACAAAATTTACTGCAAGGTATGCCAAGTGCGTCAATACCGTCAACATTCCAGCAGTCTACCACACCATCTGCAAATCCATTCTTGCAGGGTATAGGTGCATATACAACATTGTCACAAATTGCACCTTTTGGTGGCTCTAAGTCAACATAGGTAGTTAAATGGTACAAGTTCCTGATAAAATAACCACAGACACTGGTAATAAACAACTTGATAGTATTCTATCGTCAATTTTAAACTTTAATATTAAAAGTGCTTTAGGTGTAGGTGGACCTGGTTCAAAACAAACTTTAAGTTCAGGATTAACAAATCAAGGCAGTATTTTTGATCAAAATTTACAAAAAAAATTACAAGAACAAAAAAGTTTACAACAAACTGGTAAGTTACCAATAGTAAGTCCTAATGTAGTTGTTGAAGAACCAATTTTACAAAAGCCACTTGACTTAGGTGAAATAATTACAAAACAACAAAAACAAGGTGATAAAAGTACAATTTTGCCAGGTGAAGAAACAATACCATCTTTTGTTAAAGATGCTAAACCTAATGAGTTTGACATAGGCAAAGGTACAATCCCTGATGAAGGAAATGTAATAGACGAAACATCATCACCAAAATTTACAGATCCCGAAGCAGACGTAGCGAAAATTGCAGCAGAGAAAGAATTTGATATAGCTTCAGCACCAGATGAAGATATGTATGCCGATGTGCTAAAAGAAGAGGCTGCTGAAAAAGCGAAACAACCAACTGAGCAAGAACAATTGTTCGCTAATGTTATGGACGACTATAATAAATTATATGGAGAAGGCACAGGTCCTGAAGGTCCTAAATCAATAGCGGATTACAAAAAAGATTTTGCAGAAGCAACTGGTATTGACATATCAGGTGAGCCAGACAACCGTTCAGCATTAATGGCTTTAGGTCTATCACTGATGCAAAATAGAGCTGGTAAAGGTTTTAATTTATCTAATATTCTTGGCGAGGTTGGGGCTGCTGGAGAAAAAGCTTTACCTAAATTTGAGGCTGCAAGAAGAGAAGCTAGGGCTGGTCAAGTTGCTGCTGGTAAATTTGCATTACAAGAACGAAAAGCAGATACTGCCGCAGAATTAGCATTTGCAAAAGAAAGACGTTTAGCTTTAATGAAATTAGGCACTGAAGCTAGAGGTTACAAACAACAATATTTAATTCAAGAACTAAAAAATCAAGCCTCTTTTCAAGAGGAATTACTTAAAGCAAGAGCTAAAGCTATTAAAGATGGCAAATTAGATTTAAAAAAATCTCTTGATCAAGAAGTACAAGGTGTTAAAGGTGTTAAAATACAGTTTGGTTTTGACCAAACTGGCAGTGAAAAAATACTTAACCCTGTATCTGCTGCAAAAGGTTTGGCTGATGGATATGGTAATATTCTTCAAGCTGAGGCAGCTATTACACAACTTGAAGAAATATCAAAAGAAATAGCTGCATCTCCATCTCCAGCCTTAACAATTGTATCTGACAGGGTAAAATCTGTTTTAGCCTCTTTAGGTGTTGATCCTAAAAGTTTATTTAAAGAACAAAAATACACAGATGCAGATGGCAAAACAGTTACAATACCAGCAATATCACAAGAAGCAACAGCTCGTGCCATACAAGACAGGCTCCTTGCACAATATAAAAGATTCTTAAGTCAAGAAACAGGTAACGGTATTTCTAATGTTGATTATCAGAACCTACAGAGACAAATCGGCGAAATAACAACTTTAACTAATCCACAAGAAAGGTTAGTAAGGTTGCAAGAATTAAGAAAAATATTTTCTGTACCAAAAAGAAGAATTGAATCATTGTTTGATCAGTTAAATGACAGAGGATTCCATGCAAATGATGAAAATTATAAAAGGACACAGGAAGTTTTATTTGATGTGCTACAAACATCAACTCCAGAATCATTTAACAAAAACTTTCAATTAACAAATCAAGGTATAAAAATAATTAATGTTGCAGGATTGTAATGGGCGTTGTTAAATTTAAAGTAGGTGATGAAGAGCTTGGTTTTCAAATCAAAGGTGACAAGCCAACATTTAGCGAACAATTAAAAATTGGTCGTTATCTTAAATCTTTAGAAAGTGGCGAAAATCTTGAAACAGCAGATGAAGAACCAACAGATCCTAAGTTACAGTTCGATGTAGAGACTGGCATAAAAAGTAATGCATTACGTTCAGCACTTGGTGTCGCTGAAACAAAAGAAGAAGAAGACGCTATTCTTAGAAAATTTGATTTAACAGATGATGATTTTTTAAGAGATAAACGTGGTAGACTTGCGTTAACGCCTACAGGTGCATCAAAGTTTGGTCAAGAGACAGACAAAAATATATTGATAGATGAAGAAGGATTTAGTCGGTATGACTTTTCTGATTTATCTGGCATAGCACCAGAACTAATTGGTGGTGTGGGTGGTGCAATTTTGGGATCAGTATTGTTACCTGGAGTAGGCACGGTGCTTGGCTCTGCATTAGGTGCAGGAGCTGGAGCAGGAGCAGGGCAAGCAGTCGAAGAACTAGGCGAAACTATTGCTGGTGTGCAAAGACAAACACTATCTGAGGTTGGTAGTGATGTTGCAACTGAAGCAGCCATTGGTTTTATAGGTGATGGTTTGTTTGGATTACTTGGCAAAGCTTTCAGAGGCACTAAAGCTGCAATGAAACCAGGTAAAGATTTTACTGAAACTGAGTTGAAAACTGCTGGTAAGTCAATACAATCACCGTTAGATGAGCAAGGTAGAATATACGCTGATGATCCAAGAATTGGTGTTTTAGCAGAAGAAGGTGATGTGGCGTTTGCAGGATTAAGAGATAAAATAAATCCACAAAAATTTGCAGATTTATCAGAACGTGAAAAATTAAGGTCAATTGAACGTGGTGGTTTTGGTTTACTGCCCACATTAACTGGTATAAGAGCACCATCACTTGTAGCTAGAATACAAGCTATTGGTGAGAAAATATTTAAAACTTCTGACCGCTTAAAGAATAACAACGACAGAATTAGACAAGTTGTTGATGCTTATAAAAAGCAGATTGGCGTAGGAGATGAAGTAACAACATCTGAAATAGGTGATATATTAGTTGAGGGTATTAAACAGGGTAACAAAAAGTTATTAGATCAACATAAAAAAGTTTCTGAAGATGTAGTGCAACATTTGAATGACACCGTTGATCAATTTACCAATGCAACCTTTAATAAATCAGGTGTCGAGGAAGATTTATTTGATATTTTACAACAAACTTCAAAAAACACTGAGGACCTTGTAAAAGCAGAGTTTGAGGCTGTTGATAAAATATTAGCACAATCAGATTTAGCAACTAAAGAATTAGTGCCTTTAAAATCACTTGAAGATAAATTAAATACTTATTTAAGAAAATATCAAAGACGAATCAAAGGTAATACTCCTGATGGATTGCAAATAGAAAATCTTGCAAGAATTTTATCTGGACAAGGCAAGATAGGCAAACAAGTTAAACTTAAAGGTAAAGTAAGTTTTGAAGAACTTTATGATATAAGACAAGCTTTAAGTGACATAAGAATGGATGGCAGGACATCTGGCACTGTAAGAAGTATGTTAACTAATTCTTCAAGGACTGGTATTTTAGATAATGTTGATCAAATTTTTACAGATTTAGGTAGAGGTGGTATTACAAAAAAATTTATTGCTGGTAGAACTGGTGGTGAAGAGAGACTAATTGATACCGATGCTTTTAATATACTTACAAGAGATTTAGGCACTGATCAAGTAGATGAAATTAAAAAAGCTGGCGAGTCTTTTGCATCGGCTAGGGCAAAGTTTTTTGAAGCAAAGTCTGCACAAGAAAAATTATTTGATAACGCAACAATTAAAAAGTTTGAAGCCATCGCAAGACGAGAAGGTGCTGATGCTGTTGATACACCAACATCAATTAATATATTCAAGGATATAATAAAACCAAATAATGGCAGATTTGTTAAAAGAGCTTTAAATTATATTAAAGAATATGCTCCAGGTGATGTTAGTGGAGATGCTTTTGCTGAAAGATTTAGGCAGAGAGCTTTAAATCAATTTCTAAAAGATGCTGTTGAGACATCAAACTTAAACTCTGTGTCAAAAGATTTTAACGGTACAGCTTTTGCAAACGCTATAAGAAACTTAGGTGACACAGGAGATGTGTTATTTGGTGCACAAAAGGATGATATATTAAGACTAGCAGATGAGTTTGATGCAGTAAATTTTAAAAACTTAAGTGCTGAAGATGCACTGACACAATTAGAAGGTTTGAATCCTAATGCAACTTTCTTAGATAATATGAAAGAATTGCAAAGAATACAAAAGCAACTTGATGCACAAAAAGCAAATGAAATACAAAAGAAAGTTTTAGCAGGTGAGTTTAAAGAGATAGGACCGATTGAGACAGCCGAACTGTTAGTAAAACCTAATTCATCAGCTAGAGATCTTAAAGGCATTGTTGACTATTACAAAACAAACAATGTTGAAGGCTATAACAAAATTAAAAGTTATTACATAAATCGTATGATTGACGATTTTGGTGAGTCAGTTATGACTGATGGCAAAACACTTAATGCTTTTGCAGACAGACTATTAAGTCGTGCTAAGGACGGCAAACTACAGGTTGTATTTGGTGAACAGATGGGTAAAAGCATGGAAGAGTTTGCTAACATACTTAAATTTAATGCTAAATCCGCAGAGGGTGGTGATCTTGTTGCTGCTAATATAGCTGCCTCACCATTTCAAAATGTTGGTAAACTTATTAAGTTTTCGATACTTGGTCGTAAAATGTTATCTAAAGGATATTATGATGACATAGTAAAGCAATATAAAAATGAGGTTAGAGACTTAAGAACACCAAGAGAAAAAGCTATGGTATTAGGTAATATTATTGCACAAACATTATCACAGTTGCCAGGGCAAACAATACAAGAGGGTTTAAACGAGGCAGAAAAACAAACAGAAGCTTTATTAGAAAGCACAGGTGTAACACAAAATTTATCACAACTTAGAGATCAATTAGGTCCTGCTATCCAGCAGACAAGATCCAGTGTAAATGAATTAAGGAATATAGCGTCTGCACCTAACATATCTCCACCAGCACAAGGCACACGGTTAGCAGGAGTTGATATAACAAATCCAGCTAACGCATTGTCACTAGGTTTAAGTCCGCAAGATATGGCTATAGCACAAAGAACAAGAGGTACAGCATGAACGTAGAACAGCTAAGAGACACTCTCAAAGTTGATGAGGGCTGTGTAAATTCCATTTATTTAGATCACCTTAATTTACCCACGCTAGGAATTGGGCACCTTATTAATGAGTGGGATGAAGAATATGGCAAGCCAGTTGGCACACCAGTATCAGAAGAACGTGTCAACGAATTATTTGAAAAAGATGTCCAGGTAACCTTAGAAGAGTGCGAACAATTATTCGGAAATTTTCAGGAGTTACCTGAAGAAGTACAGCAGATCTTAGCCAATATGATGTTTAATCTTGGCAGACCAAGGTTATCCAAATTTAGGAAACTTTGTAAAGCTGTGGCTGAGAGAAACTGGCAAGAATGTGCCGCCCAAATGCACGATTCAAAATGGAGAACACAAGTGCCAAATCGTGCCGAAAGATTAATCTCTCGTATGAAGGCTATTGATAGCACCTAAACCTAAACTAGTAACTTTGTTTTTGTATTTACTATATTCCTCTTTATTAAACTCTCTATCTATCAATAAACCTAATTGTTGTCTTATATTTCTTCTTTGATAATCACATATTTTATTTAATTTATCATAACTTTCTAAATCTATACCAACTGACTTGAATTTTGTTGTATCTGCCATTACACTACCTCCCATGTATGTCCATAATAAAAGAATTATAACCAGAAAAACCCGTAAACCCAACAAGTTTTTCGCAAAAAAAACTTTATTTATGGGATTAAGTTTTGACTCCAAATGGGAGGCGGAGCGTTGGGGACAGTTAAAAGCTATGGAAAAAGCTGGTGTAGTTACACAGTTAGAACGTCAGATAAAGTTTGAGCTTAAAATTAACGATATAAAAATTTGTAATTACATTGCTGATTTTAGATACTTGCTGCAACAGGAAGATAAATCATTAATTCTTATAGTAGAGGATGCCAAAGGCATACAAACACCTGAATTTAAATTAAAAAAGAAAATGATGAAAGCTATACATGGTATAGACATTCATCTTTCTTATAAAAATAAACGATAATTTCCAGGTACAATCATACTAGAGGGGGTCTTTACCCCCTCTGTATAAGCCTTATATCAAGAATTTTTTTACGCATCTTCTCAATGGTAGTGGCAAATCATCCTGATAAAGTAATTTTGCAATTACCATACCAGTTACGACCTTTGATTATAAATCTTTAGTCTTATTCGTTTTTCTGGACTAGTTTTATGATTATATAATCTTTCTATACATAAGATAAAATCATTACGACTGCCTTGATTTGTCAACTTGGAAGAATAATTTCTAAGTCTATTTTCAAAGATACTCCAAACAAAATTTGGATCATTCATCACAGAAATCATGGCACGAATAAAAGTTCCTTTTTTATATTTATCAAAGTATTCACCGACCTTTAATATAGATTTTGCAATATCTTTACCTTTTTCAAGATCATGCACCACAAAGTGCCCTTCCCTAAATTGAGCATAATCATAAGAATCAAGATAACCTTTGCCGTTTAACATTGCCAAAGAGTCGGATACACTAAAATCATAAGTTCTAACAAACCACTCCAAGGTTACATAGTGCTTTGATCCTAACTTAAAATGAGACATCATGTACTCATTCATAGTCCACTTACGATTAACAGAATTTAACTTTCGTATATCCTGAAGTGTAAGACCTTCTTTAACTATATAGTGAACTGGTAAACCTAAAACTTTATAAGCCTCAAGTCTATGCTGACCATCACAAACTTCCATTTTTTCGTTGACGATTATAGGAATATTTAGATCTCTCTGATCTATTTGAGCAGATAAATCTTTAACATGCTTATTAACTACATCTCTATTACCAACTAAGAAAGTAAACTTTTCATAGTCAGACGTTATATGTATTTTATTTTTATTAATATTTTGCAATTTTTTCTCCATTAGCTGAAAATTGTCTTCATTTCTGCATCTTGCAATTTTTTAAGTTGCTCCTGCATTTTTCTTTTTTCTCGCCTGGCGTAGCGATAGTCTTTAGTCATTAAAGCAACAGTTGATGCTATTGATCTATTATCCTCCTTTGCAATCTTGACTAAATCCTCATACACGTTTCCATGAACATTAAGAGATTTAAATTTATTTTTCTCCTCTAACTCTTCAAGCTCATATATTGGCTCCATGTAATGACCATCTGGATCAGCAAATTCTTGTCGAAAAGAATTATGTAATTTTTGTTGAGCTTCTGAAATAGTGAGTAAACCATTTTCAGCATCCTCAATAATTTTTCTCGACACCTGATCCCAATTTAATTTTGGTTCTTCAACAAGCCTTTTTCTTATTCTAGGCTTACGAAAAACCTTTTTTTCTTTACTCATTTTTTGCCTCCTTTTAAATAAAATAAGTAATGTTATGTATAATTACATAGTATTAAATATTAATAATGCAAGAAAAAAATAAAAAAAGATAGTTTTATTATTGACATTGTTGTAATGATGTCTATATTGAGTAATGCAAGTAGAAATTTAAACGAAAGTGAGGTTAGTATGGATATGAATTTCTATAACATGAATGATGCACAGCTTCTGGAGGCTAAGTTAACACTTAAGCGTCAGATGGATGAGCATAAAGCAAAGATGGAAGAGCTTAACAGTCTTTTGCAGGCTAGGTTTTTTTCTGTTGCTCGTGAAGAATTGCAGCGACAGGGTAAAGACTTCGGTACTACAACTGTATTCTCTGAACAAGAAGAGAAAGTTAAGGTCTCTATCAATAAAAAAGTAACGTGGGATCAACAACTACTTCGTCAAGCTTTTGATAATATGGATGTTGAAGATGCAAGGCACTATGCCAAGATTACTTATGGTGTTGAGGAGCGTAAATATACAAATGCACCTCCTGGCATTATAGATCAACTTCAGCCTGCCAGAACTGTAGAGCAAGGCACAGTAAATATTGATCTCGTTCAAACAGAGGAGGCTTAAATGGCTTTGGAGATAATCACTGCCGAGCAACGTATGGCAGAAAAGAGAGGTCATAAGATGGTCATCTGTGGTCAAAGTGGTGTGGGCAAGACAACTCTTGCCCGTACACTTGATCCAGATAAGACTTTATTTATTGATCTTGAGGCAGGTGATACTGCCATTAAAGATTTTCCTATTGATGTAATAAGACCAAAAACATGGCAAGAGTGTCGTGATTTTGTTTGTTATATCGGTGGAGTAAATCCATCTTTATCAAGAGAGCCGTATGACTCAATTCATTATGAACGAGTGATGCAAGAGTTTGGTGACAAGCTTGTCCAGATGAACAAGTATGATACTATTTTTGTTGATAGTATAACTGTTGCTGGTCGATTGTGTTTTCAATATTGCATGTCACATCCAGATAATATTATTGAAAGATCTGGTAAAGTTGATACTCGTGCCGCATATGGTATGCACGGTAGAGAGATGATGGGTTGGCTTACACATCTACAACACATTAGAGACAAGAATGTAATTTTAGTTGGCATACTTGACTCTAAGATAGATGAATATGGTCGCACTAATTATGAGTTGCAGATTGAAGGATCTAAAACTGCGAGAGAACTACCTGGCATTGTTGATGAAGTTATAACAATGACAGTGATGGGTGGAGCAGATAATGTAAAACCCTATAGAGCTTTCGTGTGTCAAACTCTTAATGAGTGGGGATACCCAGCTAAAGATAGATCTGGAAAGCTTGACGTAATGGAAGAGCCACATTTAGGTAGGCTTATCAACAAGCTTAACGGTCAGACAGATAAAAAGGACTTAAATTTTGTTAGTCCGCAATCACAACCAACACAGAAGGGAGAAGTACAGTGATTGATTTAAATAACATAAGTGGTGGAGGAGGCTCAGATTTCGAGTTGATTCCAGATGGCACAATTGCCAGAGCAATTATTACTATTAAACCTAATGCAGTTACAATGCCTGAGTTTAGTAATACTCCAATATTTAGGGCATCACAAACTACTTCATCAAAGTGGCTTGAAGTAGAGTATACAATAATTGGTGGTCAGTTTGATAAACGTAAGTTTTGGACTAATCACTTTTTTGATGGTGATGCCAAAGATGATAATGGTGTATCCAAGTCAAGAAAGATTGGATTGCAGTGGTTGAAAGCAGTTGTTGAAAGTCATAATAATATTTCAGCAATGGACGCTTCGCCAGAGGCTCAAGCAGTCAGACAAATAGATATGCAAAAAGGTGGAGTAGCTTCTATCAATGGCATGAATGTTTGTGTTAAAATTGGCATTGAGAAATCAAACGATCAACAATATGCTGATAAGAATAAATGCAGAATTGTAATGACACAAGGTATGGAAGGTTACATACCAAGTGGTTCTGTTAATCCATCACCAATGGGGGGCGGCACTCCACCAGCAACAAATGGTGGCAACACTGTTCCAGATTGGGCAAAGTAGTGATGGAAAGAATTGCAGGGGCTAACTGACCTTAGTCTACTTGCAACTCGCTTGGGTAGTGCGAGTGCCCTAAAACTACCCACCATCTATAGCCAGTGAGGATCTTATGAAAACGTATGAACAAGCAAAAAAAGAACTAGATAAAGAAGTAAACAAACACATTGAATATATTAAGCATATAAAAAAAACTAAGTCTTTTGATTTTAAATGTCCTCAATGTAAAAAAGTTAAAAAAGTTAGAGTTGTGTCTTACAACTTAGGCAGAGAAGGTCTTAAATATTGTCATGCAAATTGTAGACAGGCTGCTCAAAGACAAAGAGACAAACAAAAGTTTATTGATGAAATTAATAATTTAAAACAAAGAATCAAAGAGTTAGAAAATGATTCTTAGACCATATCAAGAGATAGCAGTACAAGATGCTTCTGATGCACTTGATAAACACAAAAACACAATAGTTGTAGCACCAACTGGTGCTGGTAAAACAATTATGCTATCTGCTCTGATTGGCAAGAGATACTCTAAAGGCAAAAAGATTTTAGTCCTGCAACATCGAGATGAACTTGTTGGACAAAATACAAACAAATTTACTCGTGTTAACCCAAAAATAAGCACAAGTGTTGTAGACGCATCCGAAAAAAATTGGTCAGGTAATGCTGTTTTTAGCATGGTCCAGACCTTATCGAGACCGAACAATTTGGCTAACATGTCTAAAATCGACATGATGGTGATAGATGAAAGTCATCATGCAATAGCCGATACATATATGAGAATTATCAAAAAAGTCAAAGAAGCTAACGAGTCAGTTGAAATTGTTGGCTTTACTGCTACACCTAATCGTGGTGACAGAAAAGGGTTGAAAGATGTATTTAACAACTGCTCACACCAGATAGAAGTTGCTAGTTTGATACGAGAAGGTTTTCTTGTACCACCAAAAACATTTGTTATAGATGTCGGTGTCCAGCAAGACTTGCAAAATGTTCGTAAAACTGTGTCAGATTTTGACATGGGACAGGTCGAACAGATTATGAATAAACGTGCCATTAATGAAAAGATAGTTGAAGAGTGGCAGGAAAAAGCAGGCAGTAGAAAAACAGTTATATTTTGTAGCACAGTAATTCATGCACAAGACTTATGTGATGAATATAGACGTGCACAAATCCGTGCTGAAATTGTGACAGGTGAAACACCATCAGACCAACGAAAGCAAATACTACATGATCTTGAGCACGGTGATGTGCAAGTTGTGGTCAATGTTGCAGTATTAACAGAAGGCTTTGATGCACCACCTGTCAGTTGTATTGTGCTTACAAGACCGTGTTCGTATAAATCTACAATGGTGCAGATGATTGGTCGTGGACTACGAACAATAGATCCAGAAGCACACCCTGGCGTAATTAAAAAAGACTGCATAGTTTTAGATTTTGGTACAAGTGTTTTGACACACGGTTCACTTGATGAAGGTGTGGACCTAGATGGTAAAGATCAAATGCGACAAGGAACTGGACCAGAAAAAATATGTCCAAACTGTAAGTGCCTTATACCATTAAGTGTTCGTGTATGTCCTATGTGTGGACATGAAATCGAAATGCAGGCAAAAGAATTATTAGAAACATTTAACATGACAGAGGTTGATCTGATAGATAGATCACCATTTAGATGGATAGATTTATTTAACAACGGCAGGTGCATGTCAGCCAGTGGTTTCAACGGGTTTGGTTTAGTTGCACATTTAGATGATCTATCCGTGGCGTTAGTTAAACGTACAAGGGGTAGACTTAGAGTTGTGGGTGTCGGCACCAAAGAACAAGCTTTAGCTTCTGCTGATGATTTTTTGAGGCAAATAGAAGATAGTGATGGTGCTAAGAAAGGTAAACGCTGGTTAAATCAAGCTATGACAGAAAAACAAAGACAAGCTTTAGCTAGGAAAAACAAGGTAGTTAGTCAGTTAGATCTTAGTTTTAGTAAGTATAAGGCGGCTTGTTGGTTAAATTATTTGTGGAATAAACAAGAAATTGATGGCAAAGTTTTAGACTATTACGAAGGAGATAACAATGCAGCGTAGTGAAGCTTTACAAAAAGCAGAACAATTAATCAATGGTGCCAGGGCTAGAACGCATGGTGACGCAAGAGATACGCATGAATCAATAGCTAAAATAATGAATGTATTGTGGAGACACAAACTCAAAGCAGAACTTACTTATGATGACATATATAAATTTTGCATAGTGCAGAAGCTTGTTCGAGATTCTCAGAATCCAAAGAATATGGACAATCCGATAGATGTAATAGGTTATGCAGCTCTGTGGGCAGAGGGTAAAAGTGGCAAAAGTTAATTTAGATTATGAATTGAACATGATATCTAAGGATAAAAACCATTATATACGCAAAGGTAGCATGGTGCTGCCATATTTTATTGATGAAGCTGAGGATCATATCTTAGATCATTTTGATAAGTACATAGATCAAATTGTTCAAGATGGTCAAGATGAACTATTAGGTGGCACAATAGTGGTTGAATTTTTAGGAATTAGTCACTGTTTTAATTTTATGGTAATAGAAAAAGGAGTAACAGAATGGACGAACTTAACAACGGGAACGGACACAGTGCATTAAAGGCATTGTCCGAACAATTTCAAAAAATAGGTTGGAATAAACAACTGGTGCATTTGACACAGGATGAAGCACTTGCCATAATCTCTGCAATTCAATCAGTCAGTGGAGATAATGATGGCGTTCTCGACCTTAATCCAAAGTCAATCTCACCAGATGATGAAATCCCATTCTAATATGTTGAGCAAAGAGATAATTAAAATTATTGATGATTCTATCATTGATAAAGATAAAGATAATGAGCGTAGGACTTACTTAGGTGCTTCCAGTTTAGGAGACTCCTGTTCTCGCAAGATCCAGTATAGATACATGGGTACACCAGTTGACGAGGGTAGAAACTTTAGTGCACAGACACTTAGGATATTCCAGTTTGGACACGAAATAGAGTTTAGTATGGCTGGTTGGCTGCGTCAGGCTGGGTTCGACCTGCGTGTTGAAGATAAAAATGGCGAACAATTTGGTTTTAGTATAGCTGAAGGTGAGATCAAGGGTCACATTGATGGTGTGATTTGTTCGGGTCCACTAGATACACCTTACCCTATGTTATGGGAGTGTAAGTCAGCTAATGATAGAAAGTTTAAAGAGTTTCAAATAAAAGGCGTGACAATAGCAAATCCAGTTTACGCTGCACAGGTCGCACTATACCAGGCATATATGAAGTTAACAGACAATCCATGCCTGTTTACTGTTCTTAATAAGAACACAAGCGAGATTTATTATGAGTTTATACCTTTTAACAAAGCTTTAGCACAAGAAGTAAGTGATAAGGCTGTATCAATACTTGAGGCAACAAAAGCAAATGAAATGTTACCTAGACTAGCACAGTCTCGTGATTATTTTGCTTGTAAATATTGTGAGTTTCAGGACAGTTGTTGGAGTAATTAAATATGAGGACGAAGGTAGTCTCGTCCCCATATACTTCAGCCAATGAAGTGAGGTCAGTATAATGAACATAATAAAACTTGGCAATAAAAATAGAGACATGTCAGCCAATGAACTTGTCGATTTAATTAGCGAAAAAGTGCCACCCAGTGTGCAAATAAGTGCACTAAAAGACACTTATCCACAAGGGGTTGTTCGGGGTGATGTATTTACAATCGGATCACTAAACGGTGAAGCTGGTAAATCACTTAAAATAGATATTAATCCACGCTCACCTTACTTTATGAAGGGTTCAGACTTTAACGGATCACAGGGCATCGGAGGCATAGTTAAGATTTTAATGGAGGGCAGAGGTATGCGTTTGCCTGAAATCAAAGAATTGTTCGGAAACTATTTAGATGATACAGCTCATGTTGAACAGGAAATACCACAGGAACTAAGCGTAACTTTTAAGCGTGCTATTGATGTAAATACGCCATTTGACTCCGAACATTTATACCTGTCAGTCGATGGTGAGATCCTGTGTCGGGTTCGTAGATACAATATAAAAGATGATAATGGCAATCCAATCATGGATAGTCATGGTAAACCAAAGAAAGAGTTTAGACAGTTTACAGACTCCCCTTACCCAAGGATACCAGATGTCAGACCTTTGTATAACATACCAAACATAGCTGCATCGGAAAAAGTTATATGGGTCGAGGGCGAAAAGTGTGCAGATGCACTCAATGAGCTTGGATATACTGCTACTTGCACTATGGGAGGTGCAGGCATGTTATCTCGTAAATCAGCCAGTCGTTTTGACTTCAGCCCTTTACAGGACAAAGAACTAATTATATGGGGCGATAACGACACGGCAGGACGTAAAGTTGCTGAACTGGTTCAGGAATTAGCCCTTAATGCTGGTGCAAGATCGGTTACTACACTAACGCCACCACGAGGTAAACCAGAGGGCTGGGACGCAGTTGATGCAATATCAGAGAACTTCGATGTTCAACATTTTTTAAACACAACTGTTAAACATACTAAGCGTAATATTAATTTACTGGATGATAGCCTGCTGGTCAGCAGATTCGAAGGTCAGGCACCCGAACAAAAGTTTTTAGTTGATGGTACATTTCCATTGGGCGTGCCCATAATTTTCTCAGCAGCAGGGGATGCTGGTAAAGGTATGATGACACTGGATTTAGCGATGAAAGTCGCATCAGGTCAGCCCTTAGCTGAGAGTTTTGGTAGCACAATAGGTGAGTTTGGCAATGTTGTAGTGTTTACGGCAGAGGACGATGAAGCAGAAATGCACAGGAGAATTGAACGCCTGGATACGAACAATTTGCGATTTAATTATCAACACGAGCTGCGTGTGGTGTCTTTGCCTAACGTAGGTGGTGTGTTTCCTATACTGCAAGAGACACGAGATGGTTATAGGACCAGTGATGAATTTGATAAACTTTACGAACAAATGTTGCAAATGAATAACTTGAAGTTAATAATTTTTGATCCGTTGGCTTCGTTTGTTCATGCAGATGTAAATGCAGACCCAGCCGCAGGAGCCGCACTTACTGGCTTGTTAGCACAGATCGGAACTGAAACTGGTGCATCAGTTGTTATGTGTCACCACATGACTAAGGTAAAAGATGATACAATTATTAATACGCCTGAGCAGGCAAGATTGCTTATCCGTGGTACGTCAGCACTGGTTGATGGTGTCAGATGTGCCTTTGCCCTGTGGCAAGTTGATGAAGCTACTGGGCGTAGACGTTGCATGGATATAGGCACAGAATATGAGCGTAATAGGTGTTTTGACGGGGCAGTTGTAAAAAGTAATGGTCCTGCTAACAGAAACATTAGACATTTTGTTAGAAATAGTTATTCTGGATTACTAGAAGATAAGACTGAGGAGATAAAGCGATTACATTCTGGCTCTAATCGTGAAATTAAGAAGGACGCTTTGTTTGCTTGGATTGCAACCTGTGAAAGGGAGGGCAGAGCGTTGACACAACAGTCGGGAGCAGATGCTATCATTCAGCGATTACACTCTGATCGTGATGCACCAACAGTCTTAAATAACTTAACGCAGCGTAGTATTGACGGAATTGTTCGGGAACTAATCCAAGAAGCAAGAATCGGGAAGTATTCATTTACCGCTTCGGGTGGTCGAAAATGGCTCGGAACCACCGATGGTGTGATGTCCCAAGGCGAATACGAAGCGTCAACAGCAACAGATAATGTCTAAGAAGGGCAGATACTCTAAACAATCAAGACAGTACAATGCTTTGCGTGCCTACACAAAAAAAATAATGGCAAAAAAGACGCAGCCAGATGAATCCGAACAATTATTCGAAGACGATCCCAGGGCAGCAAAAGAAATAGAATATGGTAGAGTCAGACGTAACCATACGACTATCTGGACCAGAAGTAATATCACTGAATGTTAAAAAATATTTTTTATGCTTGACTGCATATGTAATGATTGCTATCTCTTATTATATATAACTATCATAAGGAGCAAGTATATGAGTAGATATAAAGATAAAATGATAGGAGTAATGGAGGATTTTTATTCTTATCTTAACGTAGATAGCATGACAAATGAGCAAGCTATTGCAAAAATTAAAAAAGATTATGGCGAACACTGGGAAGAATATGTCCGTGATATTATAGCTGAAGAGGAGTGTGCACATGTCTCAACTAGTCAGACGTATTGATATGGCACTGCACATTCAACAACTATGTGCAGAAAATCATATATCCGTCAGCTATCAATCACTTGATGCTGATGTCCCAAGTTACTATGCTAATGTTAGTAAAAAGCATATTCACATAAGACCAACTAAAAATACGGGTTATTATGTGTCAGCTTTACATGAGATTGGGCATATACTTGGAGATAGTCAAACTTACAATAATACTGTGAAGGAGAGGGAAATTGGTGCGTGGATTTGGGCAATGCTTAATGCAAAAGTTTGGACAGATACGGCAGATCGTGTCATGTCCCAGGCTTTACAATCGTATGATATCAGTGCTGAGGAGTGCAAGGAAATCCAGCAAAGATGGAATCCCTGCCACAGAGACGATGAAGAACAAATCGCAGTTTAATAAAATATTTATGAGAAACTTAATTGCTCATATCAACAATGCAACTCCCACAAGGGAGTTGACTTTGTTTGAAAAGATATATGTGAAAGTAGCAAAATTATGTCGAAAATGATTGTATATATCTGTGTGGTTTGGATCACGGGTAGTCAGCATAGTGATGGGATTACACGATGTTTACTACATGAGAGCCAAGTAAAATATGAAACTTTGGCTGATTGCAAAGCAGATCGGGAATACTCCATCAACTTGTTAAGGCTTAGAATTAGACAAGAGTTTGGAGATGTGCCCGAACAAATTATCATTCAGCCATCTTGTTTGGAGGAAACATAATGAAGTCTAAAAGCGATAAATGTTGTAACTGTAATGAGAAAATTGTTCGGGGTATGGCGTTTCCCTTGATGGAAAAAAGTTTGTGCATGAGTTGTTTTGTACATTTTGGATTGGCACAAAAACTTGATATTAGCATGCTGCATTATCAGAATTGTTCGAAGTTACATTGCTTTACCTGTGAGCATGCGTTCATTAAAGCACTATGGGCACTGGACTACAAACAGACGCAAATGGGTAACTGGTATAGGTGCACCAGCGACCCCAAAGTTGTTCGGATTTATGACGAGTTACTTACCAACTTACCAACTTGCACGGTAAGTAGATTGGAGGGTAAGTTGTAAGTTGTTGTTTTTATTAGATAAAATTAAGTTACTTACCGAGGTTACGAAAGGCTTCGGTAAGTATTTTATGCCTTGTAAGTCATTGATTTTATTGAAACTTACCAACTTACCGTACTTCCCCCCCTATAGGGGGTATAGGGGGAGGGTAAGTAACCCCTCTCCCCCTACCCCAATAACTAAAATAAATGGAGTCAAAACGTAATGCCAAAAGTAGGTGAAAATTTACCAAAAGAACAAAGAGAAAAAGGTCTTAAACGATTAACGCAAAGACAACAAGACTTTCTTGATAACTTTATGCACAAGGATATGACGCAGACTAATGCCGCCAGGCAAGCTGGATACAGTAACCCGTCAGTAGACGCAGTTAGGTTGTTGCGTAATCCAGTAGTGCAGGAGCGATGGCAAGAAATGCAGGAGGAGAATCGGGCTCGCTTCGGGGTCACTCTTGATAAGTCGCTTCGGGACCTGTTAAAGATCCGTAACGAAGCACTGGATCGGGAAAGATATGGCGAGGCTATTCGGGCTGAAGAACTACGCTTACGGGCTTCTGGAGTGCTTATAAACAAGTCCCATGTACTACATGAGAAAGTTGACAAGATGTCGAAGGAGGAAATACTGGCTGAACTTCAGGCTCTACAACAAAAAGCTGAGTCACGCATGAAGAGAGCCAATGTTTCCCATATAGAACCAAAAAAGATAGGTAAAACTAGCTAAAAGTGGGATTATCGGGGTAAAAACTTGCTGTGTCGGCAGCCAAGGAGACCGAACAATTCCTACAGGCATCGGGATCGGGCTAGTGATCGGGCTGTTACCTGCTGCGGAACCGTATAATTGTTCGCAGTCAGGTGCAGGTACAGCATAGGGATCGGGGGTGTCCACGTTCCTTCTTCGTAGTCATACGTACAATTGTTCGGATTCAGGCACAGCAGGTCAGGCTGCCCAGGAAGGATCGGGGTGAACGGGGATCGGGACTCGCTGCCTCCTGGTTGAATACGCACAATTGTTCGGAGTCGGTACCAGGCAGCAGGTGTACCAGGAGTCGCTGACGCAGCAGGTCAACGCCTGGGGCGTGAAAGCGTACAATTGTTCGTACTCACAGCAGCAGGTACAGCAGCGATACCAGGCATGAAAAAAAATAAAAAAAGTTGTTGACATTAATATTGTAATGATTACTATATATTATATTAATTCAGCCATAGGAGAAATAAAATTGGATTATAACAATATGAAAGAAGCTGTAATTAAGCAGCTTAACATGAGCGAAGAAGACACTAAGCAAACACTAAAAGACGTTATTAATGGCGGTGCTGCTGGTGGATTCTCAGGTTTTATTTATCATTACGAAACAGTTAAATTTGCCAAAGATAACATAAAAGCTATTTATGGCTATGCTAAAGAGCAAGCCCAAGAGCTAGGCGAAGACGTTTACAAAATGATACAAGGGTTTAGTTGTTTAAAAGATATGAGCCCGTTAATCTCAGAAATTGCCGACACTATACACGGTCACCCAGATAAGGCAACGGTTACCGATGGAATGGATACGCAGATACTTAACGCTTTAGCTTGGTATGCTCTTGAGGAGGTAGCACATAGGGAGGTCGAAGATGCTTAAACAATCAGCACACATTCACATAATTGAAGACGATAACGGAGACATTGCAGACATTAAGTCATATTGTTCTGATGACTGCAATAAGCAGGACAACGGAGATAATTACCGAGGCTGGAACGGATTAAACGAAATTTCGACCAGTCAGAAGTGCGAAAACTCTAACTGCAATAACCAGATAGCAGGAGTTAACGAAGATGATTAAAAAAATTAATGATATTCAAAAAATGTTCGCTTTTTACGGTTTTACAAATTGTCCGATAAATAGAAAAAAAATAACTAGCCTTATAATTAGGGGATTTAGTAAAGAATCAATTTACTTAATTGGTTGCGATATTTATAACGGCACCAGTCATTTAAAATAATCGGGGAATTGTTCGGGAAAATCGGGAGCGGGGCGACCTGCTGCCGATTTTTTTTGTCTTGGTTTTGGCTACAGGTATTATTGGTTACCTGCGGCAGCACCAGTCCGAACAATTGTTCGAAGTCGCAGCAGGTATCCTGGTATATCCTCTTGCCTGTAAAAAAATAAAAAAAAGTTTAATTACCTGTTGACATATTAGTAGTAATGATTACTATATATATAAACAGCCAATAGGAGAAAACAAATGAGTAAATATAATTCAGATGCAATAGATGAATGTTGCGATCAAATACTAGGTCATACGAACTGGGGTTATGGCAAAAATCCAAATACTAAAGAAATAGAATGTGTCGTTATATTCTATAAAGAGCCTGAGGATGAAGATAATGACTAAGTGGGAGGTAGCTTTGGTGGTGGCTCAGTCCATCACCTTTTTTGCAGTTATAAGTGCAGTCGTAATAATAATACCATTTTAAGGAGGTAGTAATGAAAAAGATATACTTTGCATACGGTGCGAATACAAATAAAGAGGCTATGAAGCATAGGTGTCCTAACGCCAGGGCTATTGGGGCTGGGCATTTAAATGACTTCAGATTAAAGTTTAACAATGTTGCGGATATTGATAAGTTTACTTATCCAGAAATTGAATCAGCTTGGTATAGTGAAGCCCCAGTGGTTATTTGGGAAATTACACCAGATTGTGAGAAAGCCCTAGATAGATTCGAAAGCTTCCCAAGCTTGTATAGAAAAATTGAAGTAGACGGATACATTCACGAAAAGAATACGAATGGTGATTACTTTAAACACTATCACGGATTCGCTTACAAAATGAACTGGTCGGGTCTCAACATACCTAATGCTAGTTATGTTCATACGATAAGGGAAGGTTTAAAAGGGTTCCATCCTAAAAGTAACTGGGACTATATCGATAAGATGATAGACGAAGCCATACTTGAAAGCTTCAAAGCATCAGAGGAAAGCCTTAATTCCCATCGGAAATACGGTGGGTCTAACTGGCGATAAGTTTACCCCTGGCAACAACCCCAGCTTCAGGCTGGGGTTTTTTCCTGAACGGGTACGAACAATTGTTCGTGTTCATCGGGCATCGGGCACCAGGGGCATCTGCTCAATAGGTTATCCACAACTTATCCACACATATAGGTTTAAGGTTTTTGGAATTTTTTTTTAAAAATTGTTCGTATTCACTTGAATATTGCAATCATTACTATATAATAAATTTAAGTTAAACAACAAAAAGAGGAAATTAAGATGCAAGCTTTATTTCAAAAAATAGGTTCCAAGTCCAGATATGCTTTAGGCTTTGAGCCTGAGGTAAAAAACAATAATAAAAATTATATTGATTTAAACGAAAATAACGAAGCTAGTTTGAACCCTATTAAAGGTCTAGTTCATAAACCCGACGGTTCAAGAGCTGACATTGAGCAAGACTTACCAGTTCTTGCTGATTGTCAAGTTGCATGGGATTATTTAAAAGATTGTCTTAAACTTTTAAGTGATAACAATAGTTATATTAACACTGATTGCTCAGTACACATGCATGTTAGCACGTTACCAATTAGACCTGATTTAACTAATGAGCAATTTACTTTAAAGTCTATTGATTTAAAAAATAGATATTCTGGACTTGGACATTATTTAAGTGATAGATCTAATTTAGATGCTTTATTTGATACAAGACAATCAGTGCAATTGCCGCTGGACGTTGTAAAGGACGTGGGATATAGAATTAGTAAACATATTGACTTTTTTGGTTCAACAATAGCACGTTCAAGACGTGATGCTTATTTTTGCAAATATCCAGCTTCACATAACAGTATTAAAAATGCTAATCCAACGTTACAAAACTTAGCAAGATTATTTAAAGGTAACGGTTCAGTCGAAAAATATAGTGCAATTAGTGTTAAACATTATAGCACAAAAAAGACTTTAGAATTTAGATCACATTCTGGCACTAT